TTGGACAAACAATTTTGCCGATCGACGCAGTTTGATGCAGCGGATTGCCCAGTTCATCTTTTTCCAACTCTGCTTCCAGCTTTTCAAAGTTCTTTTCGACAAGTTGACTGACTTGATTGTGGAAAGCTTTCACTTCCGCCGTACGCAGATCCTCGTCGTCGAGCGCTGCCATTCGAATGTCTCGTCTCACTTTCGCCAACCGACCGGTGATTCTGATTGCTTTTTCGATAGCCAGAGCCTTTTCAGCCTCAGAAGCGGTGTCATTGACTTCCTGGAATGCCGCTTTAACGTTTGGAATTTCGTCGTCGCGCTTCTGTAGCAGTGGCTGCAATTTCTCTGGAACTGTATCAATCAATTTGGCAGGTTCCCAAACCTCGACAGTAGCAGGTTTCGCGTCTGGTTCAGGTTCTTCCTCTTCTGATTCCGTTGGCGTCTCAGTGCGTTCCACTTTGTCTTCCGATGCGGCAAGTCCCCACCAATTTGTCAGCGCGCCCGAGAGCAAAATCCCTGCCACTATGACGAAAACAACGACGCCGATGACTACGCCTGTCGTCCTTTTTGGATTGTTGGAAATTGCTTGACGTGCCGATTGAAATTGTCTGGGTTGAGCGCTCATTTTATGTCTTCTGTTTTGGCAAAACACTTAATACAGATGAAAATTAAGAGGCGTGAGACGCCATCGATATGCGACGAATAACGACTATTGTTACACGATTGACCTGCGCAAAACGGATGGTTTTTATGAAAGGTAGTTTTTATTGCTATTGCAGTTCAATGATTGCATTGAACGTAAATTTGACCTGACTGTTGCTCAAATCGTCAAACATGCCGACGCCAACCGGCTGTACACTGTTTGCATTGTTCAAGTACAAAGAGACACTGTTGACGCCGCTGAGAACAGTGCCAGTGGCAGTTGAAGAAAAAGAGTAACCTGATCCAACACATTGGCCAGCAAATCGTGCTCTGTAGTTACCGGGCAAACGAAAGCGATAAAATCCGGCATCGCCGCTCGAAGCGCCCGTGTTGTCAAAGTGGCAGTAAAAATATGTCAAATACATTGTTTTATCGCGAATCATGTAGCGAGCAGACTCCTGAACATTGTCTGCTTTTTTTGGGTCGTCACCAGCACTTTCTATTTGCATATCGAAATCGGTCCAGCCTACATTGCAAAGCGACGTATTTTTGCTGCAAGATTGACAAGCCATCTTGCTGATTTGTCGATCTCTACTTTTGGTCGTGAGACAGGGAGAAAAAAAATTTGAGTCGCGCACAGCAAAACCTCTGCGTTATCAAAGCTGACCGGATATGTCTTGCAAACGTCGTCGTGTGGCGCTGCAAAACACTGCCGACGAATGTGCCGACAATTCTGCAAATAGTCATGAAACCGATGCCTTTGAACGTGTCAAAAATCAACTGCACGTGTTACGTGACGGCAGTCTAGAGTTGCGCCAATCAGAGAACGGCGCAGGCCTGGGCCTATTTGCGCTGCGTAGCTTTGCAAAAGGAGAACCAATTACAGAATACTACGGCGAACAGTTGACTTATGACAAAGTGAAAAAGGAAGAGCGCAACACGTCGCACATTCGTCGACATATGGCTCAAAGATATGTCATCGATGGCCGTTACATGGCCGACGGCACTTTGATCTCAAAACCAACAGAACAATTGTTGGATCATGGCGCGGCTGCATACGCCAATCATTCTGCAAAAAAGCAGAACGCAGACTACAATTATGTGGACTCCAATTTCAATAAGGCGGCGTTAGATCAATTTTGGAAAGGAGCAAAGTACGCCTTATTGCCACAGGAGCGAATCACGTACATCTACGCCATCAAAGATATTGTTGCTGGATCAGAGATACTGCTGGATTACGGCAAACAATATTGGCAAAATACTGACGAACAGTTGGAAGATTGAATACGAAATAAACTTTATTGCAGTGCTTTACGTTGCGCCTGTTCGGCAATCCTCCGATAAAGAACTTCGTTCGACGATTTTGCAAGTAGGGAAAAAGCTTGCCTCCGTTGTTCGACGCGGAGAGCGGCATTGTTTGATGCGATCTGCAAATGCATCGATTCGTCTGTTGTGTTGGAAAGGTCTTCGTCGTTATCAACGGCAGTGCTACCACTGCTTGCGCTGGCACTGTCTGTACCGACTTGTCCCAGCGTGCTGCAAGTGGCCTCTGACAAGGCTAAACGTTTAGCCTGTTCGAAGCTGCGGAATGTTTCGCCAAATTTTTTGCTTTTCAGTTTGAAAAAGTGTTTTCGCACAGCGGTGACGCTGCGGCTGTTCTTGAAAAAATTTTTCTGTGCATAGAATGCAAAATTGCGGTTGTTCGAGTGGCGCCTTTTCCACGCGACAATGTCTGGACGATTTGGCGACTGTTTCCAGTCTACGTACGCCTGCCACAATTTCAAATTGTCATCGAAAGTCCAAGCCGTGCCACGTAGCTTAGCAGGAATGTATTCAATATCGTCGATCCCATTCTCCGCGATGGTTTTTAATTTTTCCCTGCTGTCGCAACGCCTCCATTCTTGTGCAGCCACTTCAGCAAGCGTTTCCAAATCACAATTGGTGGCTTGCTTGTCACACAACTTTCGTTTTTTATGCAGTGTAGCCAGCGTCAAATTGCATGCCAATGCTGCACTCGATTTCCTTTTTTTGGATTGTGAAAAGTTGCAATGAAATGGCTGTTTGCGGATTGGATTGATAAGCATGTGAAGACTGGCCATATCTTTGAAACAAATTTTTTAAAAAAGCAGAAGCCATTATTTTGTGCACACTGCAGAATTTTTTTTTGATGCGAAAGAAATGGCAGTCTGCAGAAAGCATGAACGATTTTTGCGAATTTATCAGTTCCGTTTGCGACAGAATGAAGACTCAGCAAACACTTGAGAGCGCACAAACTCTTGCAAAAATATCGGTAAGTGCAGAAAAGCGGTAGATCTTCTCAGTGCAGCATACATAGGCAGCAGAAGATAAGGAAAACGAATTGTTGAAAGTGAAATATCGGATTCAGGCGCAAGAGGATTGCAAAACGAAAATGTTTTCGGCCGCCACAAATGGTCTTTTTACGACAGTTTGCGCATCTGTGCAGGAAAACTCACTCGACACCTACCACCGGAATGGAAAATTGGTCAGATGTAACCACTTGGGAAAAGACTTTGCGGAAGAGTTGAAAAAAAAAGGTTATACGCTTTCTGTCGATTCGGATTGTAACGGTGACCCTTGGCCGTTCACGCGAGTTTCATGGAACGAGGAATAAAAAAGAAAAGTCTGCAGACAAAAGCAGTTTATCGTCAATTGAAACACTTTTATTCAGTCAAGGTGGGTGTTGCAAGAGCGCTGCGTTCAATTTTCGCAAGTTTCCGAAGCGCCTGGCGGTAGAGGCTCTGCGACAATCTCTTCAACGTCCACGCAACAATCTTGCGGGCAGCGCCGCCAAACTTCAAATTCCAGACAAAATGGCACATAGCAACAGCAAGGACCTTCTTTTTGAAACAGTTTTGCCGGCGCGTGTTTTGCAACAAAACAGACTGTAACATGCACTCCAGACGGTGTACCTTTCTTTTTGTCGACAATAAAAACGGCAAAGTCACAAGGCACTTCGCAACGCTCCTGGCATTTGCCTTCGCCCACTATCAAGTAACGAGCCTTGAAAACAACTTCGTCGCACTGTTCTTCACACTGCGGCAGGTCAATAAACATTTTCAGTGTCTGATCAGGACCGCCGTGCACTAACAGCTTCACAACCGCGCTGAGACACTCAGTGGTTCGGCACTCCAGCACTTTCGATTTCCGGTGGTGGCATTGGGCGGCTTCGTTGCATTTCGGTTTAGGCTTCGGACGACAAGGGTCGCACTTGTCCAGAGCCCATGGTCTCAACACACGTTCACCTTCCACGAAATCGGACTGTGCTCTCGAAGGTTCCGGTTCGCAACAAGCGTTATCATAGCACGGCAATTCTCCTGAGCAACAGTCGGGCTTCTCTTGGCAATTTTGCAACAGAACCGTCTTGTTTTGAGACTGACGAGGCAGTGAAGTGGTGCAACAAGATAATTTCGGCTTGCCACAGCTGTCTTTGCCGAGACTGCTGTACTGTGTACCAAAAAGAGACATTGAGTTGCAGGCTTGTATCGCTTTTATTCACATATGCTTGTGTGATAAGCATTTTTTTTGCAACGCCTGCCATAACATTGGTGGTTGCTTACAACGGGTTCAAGTCACCATATTGACTGAGCAGCGCGGCATAATCTTTCCTCCACGCCCAGATCTCTTCTGTGGAAACGTCTTTGATCTGACGCAATTGGTCGCCGTGTCCGCCGAATATTTGGGAACAAAAGTGGAGCACAAAGACGCCGCACGAAGTGACATCGCTTGCCGAGAAAAGCCGCTGTATCGGCTGCTCGTACACGTTGCGACATTCGAACTGTTGGCCATCACCGATTTCAGCGAGATAGTCGGCCAGAGTTCGACAAAGTTCGGAACCGTTGGAGGCCAGCGAATCGTAATACAAAATCAGTCCAAGCTTTGGTTGCACGCGTAACAACGTCCAGTGCTGCCGATCCTCCTCGTGCACCGGCACAAGGATATTTTCAGCAGCTGTCCAATCAAACGTGGCGCCGTCAGCACGACGTTTGAACTGATTGTGCACTCGATCTGCGTCACGTCGCAACAAAGTAAAAAAGTAGCTGTTGAAAAACCAAGTGCACGCTTCGATGGCGTCACAGTTAGACAATCGCCGCTCTGAGCGCCATGCAAAACGGATATCAACGGTGCCGCCGGCCTGCACATATTGGCGCGGAGACAAACACAGATGGCGCGCTTGCATAGCTTCCAATGTCATATTGATCGCTTCATCGTTGAGGAGAGCCTGTTTGTCCAGCAGCCGACTAAGAGCGCCGCGCGTGCGTTCTGCACGCAGATGCATTGTCGGCAGCGCGTTACAGTCAAACAGCGTGCTTATTGGAAGCACTTTTGCGCCATTGGGTGCACCCGCAGCCAAAACCAGTGCCAACTGAGTGGGCTGCATGGCAAAAGGTTTCTGCAGGTTGTACCACTCGGCCTGAAAATAAAAGTCTTTGGTCGGGTCGTCTCGACCAAACAGAAACCGATCGGGCAATTGCACAAG